GCAGATCCTTTGATTAAACCTGAACTCATATAACCTCTTATATTCGCAAGCTCCTCAAATACCGTCTTACCAAGCCAAGTAGCGATGCCGTCTTTAGGTGGTTGAGAGAATTGATTGATTCTTTCAAACTGGTCAGGACCAACAAATCCTGGTCGCTGTGGATATCTCAACTCTTCCTCTGTAAGAGGTGGAGGCACCATACCGGCAAGAGGATCAAAGCCTCGCAGTAAATCGTCTATCTCGCTTATTCGTGCCTCAACGCTTGTATCACCGTTCATAGCTCTGTGCCCCAACTGGCTTCGCTCCGAACCTAAATTACCTGTACTATAAGCCCTGCTTAATATTTCTATAGCTTTGCTGATGCCAAATTCATTGAATGTAACTACGTTCTCCCCAGGAATATACATATATTCCTTGTTGCCGACATTACCATTAAGAGCATTAAGCTCGTCCCTTGTGCCTTTATCAAAAGTTTGAGGTGGAGCAGAACTTCCCCTAGGCAACAACTGTTGAAACCTATCCTCCTTCTCCGGAAGTAAATCTGCAAACGGATCAGAGTCTACAGCCTGACCAGCGTTGTCGAATTGTGGATCTAGTCCAGCAAACGGATCAGAGTCTACAGCCTGACCAGCGTTGTCGAATTGTGGATCTAGTCCAGCAAACGGATCAGAGTCTACAGCCTGACCAGCGTTGTCGAATTGTGGATCTAACCCCAAAAATGGATCTTTTTCTTTTAAAGGTGTAACCATTATTTTCCCATAATAATTAAATCAAATACCCTTATGATCATCTGGTTTACCTGTGTGGAAATTATACCAACCCTGTCCATGTGTGTCGATAAATTCCCTTTTAGCATCTGCATCCTGACCGGCTTGCGCCTGTCCTAACTCATGCAGTTCAGCCGGTGTTGGTTCAACTTTAAACATACCTCTTCTTAGGGCACCGGTTATCGCATCAAACTGGTCTTGTCCGTATCTCTCGATGAATATTTTCTTAGTATTTGCATTATTTGGATTCGCCTTCATTACATCTATAACTGCTTGTGTTGGTACTTTAAATACTGGTACCGGTGTCCGGTCAGCCGTTTCCTCTGTTTTTATTATCATGTTTGGGATCTCGTCATCTGTCAAATGATTAATCTCCGGAATAAGCTGTCGATATAGTTCTTTTAAACCTCTGTCTCCAGCCTTGAATATTTCCTCCCTGCGCTTAAAAGCATCAGCTTCCTCTTGCTTGTCTGTGGTCCTTGCAATCTGATATGCAAATAACATAGCATCAGCCTGATTAACAACAGTATTTAACTCAGGACTCTTTGCCAATGTCTCTTTAACATGAGTAAACGCAGCAGAATATATATCTGCTTTCACCTTGATTTTAGTACCAAGCATATTTTTCTTTTCTAGGAAGGAGTCATCCTCTATTTTATCTCTGACTATTGGCAACAGATCTTCTATGATCGCATTATGTTTTTCATTTGAGACCAATCCTTTTTGTCTAAATACCTCGCTATCAGCCTGAACGTCAAGTATATCACTAAGCCTTGTAATAGTACCTTTTTCTCTTAACCGGAACTCTGGATCTTTACCTCTTCTCTTTACCTCTACAACCATTTCATTGAATCTGCCAAGAAGATGCACATACGTTACTGACTGCTGCCCTTTGTCAGGGGTTGTATTCTCTGCCAATCCCATTTCCTTGATTAATTTTGTTGCTCTAATAGAAGCCAGTTTGTTCATCAAGGCATTTTTATCCTTTGATGCCTGTGTTACATCGTCTGTCTCAAAAAGACTGTCCCTAACCAATGTTAGTAGTGACTGTTGTGTTGCTGCGTCTTCATCACCTGCGTCAACTTGAGGCTGTAAAGATTGTACGGCTACATTGAGTTCATTATATCCTGCCTCACCAACCAACAACCCTTCATTCAGCTTTTTTCTAAACATAGCATTCTGTTCACCATAGAAATCAAGAGCAGAAACTTTCGCCCTATATTCAATTCCGGCTGTGGACGTAAAAGATTGGCTCATAAATTCTTTTTTCTGTGTATCGCTCAGATGGGGTAAGGCATTCTCTTTTATCATCTTCCTTAAAAGTGCAGGATTATTAAACACCAAAGAGCTTGCTTTGTTGAAATCAATCTGCCGGAACTGCTTCAGAGCCTCGACATCTGGATCTTTTGCTCGCATCCTACCATCAAGCAGAACATTATTAATATGAGCTTCAAAGATTTTATCTTCTACCTGTTTTTTAAGCAATATAGTATCAGCAACCGTAGAAGCTGTCGATGTTAACTTGAGAACAGCCTCATTCATTTCGTTCCTGCCCTCAACAACCTCTTGCCCTAACGCCCAGTTCATAGCATCCAAAGCCTGATTCTTCTGTAAGGTGTTATATTGAAGCATGAACTTCGGCTTCGCTCTCTCGGACAATCCATCTATGATTGCCTTATTACGCTTATCCTGAGCAGCAGTATAGTCCGGTTGAAATGTCGGCAGGTTCCTGTTCGGATCTTTCTTGGCAGCGATTAACGCATTACCCTCACTAATGGGTAAATCCTTAAATGCCTTATTAGCCTCTGTAGAGCTTCTGCGTTCATCGAATCTAGCCAAGGCTATATTTACCTTATTGGCAGCATCGGCTGTATCGGCTCCAATTTTTCCTATTGCCGCTCCCACAGGCTCACCGAATGCACCTGCTGGTATATCAATATTATGACTTCTTCTTGTTAAATCAGGCGCTTTTACACTTGGTATTTTTATTGCCATTATACTGGTTTTGTCGCTAAAAAGGTTGTACCGGCATTCGCAGCACCGGTGATTAGAGATCCTGCGGTGTTAATATTGCCGGCTGTCTTAGCACTCTGTGATGCGAATGCGTTTAAATCTGCCATTGTTCTAAAATCTCCTGCCTGTTGTCTATAGTTATTGGCTCTGTTTTCTGCATCTGCTGTTATTCTGAGTGCGTCTAGCTCTCCCAATATGGCTGTATCGGTTAATATCTCTACCGAACTGCCCTCGCCAACAAAGAACCCCATAGAAGCCAACCGAGTCTTCTCATACCCCATTCTCTGCCTAGTCTCTAATCGTTTATCTTCAACATCAGCCACTCCCTTCTCAAGAGCTAATATAGCATTCTGCTCTGCTATTAACGCATTGTTATTAGCTATACCTGCTCTGTAGTCTGCTGCTCTAGCTACCGACCTTGAATTACTAAACATACCAAATGCGGATAGACCAGTACCAACGAGTGATAGACCAGTTAAGGCGGTGGTGCCAGAAATACCGGTTCCAAGCAACCCCCCTGCTCCTGCTGCTGCATCTAACGGACTTAACATACCTATTAATGGATTAGCTCCTCCTAGACCTGCTGCTGATGCGCCAAAGTATCCACCTGCTGCGCCTAAACCAGCGCCAATAAGAGCGCCTTTTGCATCTCCTGTGGCAGCATATCCAAGACCACCGCCTATTGCAGCACCGGCAATCGCTATCGTGACAGGTTCACACATTATTTTATCTCCATAAAAAATTTCTTAAAAGGAACACCATTCCTTTTGATAATTTTATCCTCAACAGTAAAACCCATAGCCTGTATCCACCTTAAAGATAACCTGTTTTCTGTAGACACATGGTTTTCAAGGTAATTATACCCCTCTACCACATCATCAAATAGCTCCTTTGTAAGCCGCATAAAGAGCCTCTTATCCTCAGTTAAAACATCGGTGCCAAGCATCCAGGCATACCCTTTATTACTAAGTAATGACATCCTCACTATACCAATCATAGCTTCAGGAGTGCCATCACCAAATATGGTCCAACAACTACCCTCTGCCTTAATTCCATTAAGCAACGCCTTATAAGGTGTTGTTCTGTGAGAAGCCCATATTTCCCTTACATCTGCCTCTCTCATTCTATGGGCTATTGGCATTATATCTTCCTGTTTTGATTTTTTTATTTCTACCTGTTTACTCATTTTCCTGTACCTGTACCTCCGGCAATAGACTTAAAATCGTCATCGGTAACGGTCCAATCTGCCTGATAAATACTGTTCCATCGTGGTCATACACATTGAGCATGGTTTTTTCTATGACCTGATTCAAGAGTGTTGGTCCTTCATTAGCCTCAACTCCTTCAGGTTTATATGGTTCCAACTCATCTGCATTCGGTCCAATCCTAATACCTGCCGAATCCTGCACCCTTATTTTGACAGTTGGTATAGTTTTCTTCCTTGCTAGAGCATCACCAAAGCCATTTAGGGAAGTCAGGTCTACCCCTATATTCTCTAAATCACTCGTATATGGCAAGCCTATATGAACTCTTGATGCTCCATCTGCAATCGTTATAGCTCCACCCGATACCGTCTTTGTAGTTAAATCAGCATCCAGGGGATTATGTACGGTGCCACCATCAGCAAGCACAGACACGCTTTCCCCTTCAAGATGCTGTAATCCTGATAAAGTAGTAGCAACCAATCTTGCCTCGCCTCCAGTTGTATAAGCAGTAAAAGCGCTTCCATCTATATCTGCATCAATCTCTGCCTTCCCACCGGATACATAAGTCGTGAATCCAGATGAATCCGTACCAACACCTGCTATGCTCTTGAGCGTAACTGTAGTAGACGTAACAGTATTAACCTGATAAGTGTTGCCATTTAACTCGGTCATTCCCACAACACCAGAAATCGTTATCTGCTGACCTTCGGTATGAGTATGTGTTCCAATAGTAATCTCGCAAGGATCGGCTCTTGAGGCTGCCGTGATTGTATATACGCTCTGTGTCCTGTTAAATAATTCAAAGCTATTTGTATTTTTATTTCCTATTTTATACCTGTTGCCGTTAAGTTCTGTCATACCCTCGACTTCGGCAATATCAATAAAATCTGCATCGGCAAGACCATGCGCTGTGGCAGTAACAACTACCGGTGAAGCAGCAGTCGCTCCGGATATAGTAATAGGAACATCCAGGCTTAAACCACTATCAACAAAGAATGAATCCTTTATATCTAAAACATCCCTGTTCTTCAACCTCTCCACATATTTCATCGTACTGGCGCTTCCAGTAGTACCTTCGATTGTACGCTCAACCACAAAATATACTCCATATTCGCTAGTAGTCTCCGGTATTGCTGCAATAGACTTGAACAAGCCATCGGTAACATGATGTGTCCATGCCCAAATCTGATGTTTTCTGAGATATGTAAGGGCATTAACTGTGCCATCATCCATTACACACCATATAACACTATCCGGATCTCTTGCGTAAGCCCATTCAACAATCTTCCTTTCCTTGAATAAATGTTTTGCCAGGAGAGTCAAATCATCACCTGAAAAACCATTTGCTTCAATCGTATCCTGTAAGTCCCTGACAACCCTCTCACCGTCTTGGACATATAAGAACGATTGACCTACTTTAAGCGCTTCAATATCGCTAACCCCCCATGATTCCTGTTCTTCTGAGGATATATTTGTTTGAGAAAAGACCAAGCTCTCGCCTGTTGTTATTCTGAATATACCTGACGAGGTAAAGAGAAACAGGTCTTTCTGTGATTTTATATCCCTTATTTCATTAACATCATCAGCTACAACATTAAATGTTATCGCATCGTCAGCCTGAGTAACGGTAGAAACATTCATATTTGCAAACAGTCCCACTCTGGTCGTATAGAATGTAGAAGGAGTGTCATCCGGACCTGCAAATATTCTTCTCTGTTGATGGTAGGTCACACATCTAGGAGACTTATTCTGTTCGGAAACCTTTGCAACTCCGGCAGAACTATAGGGAGTAAACCCTGTACTATTAAGAGAAGTGCCTGTTTTATCCTCAAGATCTATAGTTGTTGAAGTGGCTGCCTTCACAAAGTATGTATTTCCGTTAAGCTCTGTCATTCCGACAACTGCAGACACATCCACCTGATCGCCAACAACCGGAGTTCTTCCCCCTGCCGTTATTGTTAACACACAGGGACTTGCCTGAGTCGCACCGGTGATGACAAAATCTTCAAATACGAATATTGGTTTCTTGTTTTCCGGAGGAGTTACATCGTAACTAGGAGTAATGAAGTTGTCGCTGAAGGCATTTGTTGACGCATTACCAATAAACCCAAATACTCCCGAAGCGTTATCATCACAATATATCTTCCATGTGACACCGGCAACATCGTCCCACGCTACGTCATTGGTTCTTGTCGCATCAGCAGCTAAGTCATGGTCTGCATTATTAGAACTTGACGCAACGCTCTCTTCACCTGTTGTATCATTTACAGCCGTAACCACATAATTTCTGACAAATCCTGTATTAGCTGTGCTTGGAGTCGCTGCTACTGTGGTCGGAGCAGAAGTCTGTGAAGTGAAATCCACCTGAGATACCGTCCAAACATCATGCGCTGTCCTTGTTATATCATAGATACCATTGTGGTCAGGATGTACCACGGTAAGAGTGTCGGCATTTTGGGTAAACTTTAATTTAGCCAAGTCTGCCTGTGGAAAAGGCGTGGCAAATATTGGCGTAACTTCTACCGTCCCACCCGATGAATATGTAGTGAAAGCTGAACTATCTATAGCTGTGCCGTATATATCCTCAAGACTTATTGTGGTTGCGGCTACAGCCCTTATTCTATAAAAAATATTGTTAAGCTCTGTCATACCTACAACATCTTTTATGAACACTTCTTGTCCCACAACGTATGAATGAGCGCCTATTGTCACAACGCATGGATTGGCTCTGGTAGCTGCTGTGACCGTATCAGCAGAGTGCATTACATAGGCTTGATCTTTGATAACACGAAAGAAGAAGTCGGAGAATTCCAGAATGTATGTTTGTTCGGTATTAAACCTGAACCGAATAAGGCGTGTTGTCTCTGTGGAGTCATGGACGGCACCAATGTACTCTAGTCCTGCCCTATTACTTGCACCACCTTCAACATGAACAATCATGTTTTTTAGTGTTCTACAAGCAGAGTCGAATTTCTGCAGGTCAGCCCTTCCGTAAATAGACGGATTAACTTCACCTGCTGCAAAAGATAGTTGTTTATTTACAGGCAAACCTAGCTCCTAGATTGTATTAATGAAGGATCCGCAGCCTTTCTATTTACGCTCTCATTAAAATTAGATGCTTTTGCGCTTGCTATCGCATTAAGATAAGACTGTTCCGCATTCTGTTTTAATTTTAAATTACCATTAAGAGATATTACGATCATGGTAGCCAGCTTCCACCCAAGCGCCTCTACTGCTCTTGGCGTGAAGAGTGTTATATTGGTTATCCTCCTTGTATATCTCAGTATTGCATCCTGCTTATCAGTATGAATATACTTCGCAGTCTTGTCATCATTAAGGTCTACCCTGAAAGGCACATCCTCTTCACTATCAAGCTGTCTTGTAATCTCCCTTGCATACACGCAGAGGGAAGGGTAGGTGTATTGGTATAGCCAGGGCAACGGTGGGGGTATAGTATCGGTTGACTCCTTAACAAGTGTTAATGTGTCATAGAAAGAAGCAAAATTCCAATCGTGGTCCTCAAGAACTACCTCTCTGGCAGCAAAGAATTGTGCCTCGCAAGTCTTACGCTCTACGCTATCCTCAGTTAATGAGTTTACCCTTGCCTTTGATGCTATATTATCCAACGCTAAATTGTAGACATCTACCTGACTCGACATAGTTTATTTTCCTTTATTGGATTTCTTTTTATTTCCTACTTTCTTACCTGTATTGGCTTTAGTGACTGTTGACTTCTTTGGACCAGCCTGTTCGTGAAGAGTCGTTTCCTTAAATTCAGTCTTTACCGGTTCAGGATCTTTTACTTCTACCTCATTAGCAACCCTTTCGCCCCATGACGGCATTTCAGTATTCTCACCGTTTTCATCTTCACCTCTGTCATCCATGTCGTAGTTAACGACAGCACCTGCCTTGCGAAGTCTACCGTCATAATAACAATCTTTTTTTACCTTCATCTTCACTAACATAACGAACCGCCTTTCTATAAAATTCCAAATTTAAACAATATAGTAAATATCCCAAATATTGCTATTGTCGTAACCGTTAATATTCTGACAATTCGGTCAAATATAATATTAGCATTTTTTCTGTCATCACCGGTATATTCAGCTTTAAGCTCTCTTGTTATTTTTATCTTTAAAAACTTTTCATTAACGCCATTATTAAATATGACCTGCTTTTCTCTAAACGCATAACACTCGTCAATATATTCTCTATGTGTAACAAGTTGCGCTTCAATTCTTGCGCCTGTCTGAGCGCAATCATCAGCCTTCTCATACAACCTGCCAATATCTTCTCGCAACATAGCAAATTCGCTTGGTGTCATTGAGTATCCTCTACTTCGTCTATCTTTTCCTTTATTTCGTCCAGGCTTCCAACAACCGTATCCCTAAACTCCTCAATGGCTTTTGCCTTCTTTACATCACCTTCCATCTTCACCCTTGCAGCAGCGATGGTCCCTGTGGCTCCTATAATTGCTCCAGCTACCGGCAAGAAGATACATCCACTCGTAAGCGCCAATAAGATGCTAATTGCCGCTAATTTAGTAGTAGTATTCATTCGCATATATCCTCGTCAAGCTCAATATCACTTTCAAAATCTACATCTTCCTCTCCATCATAATCAGTTACTTCCGCATTGTATTTATATAACCTGAACTTGTCCGACTCTTTTTCTATCGCCTCGTTTATTGCCCTCTGTAAATATCTTAATACAGGATAACAAGTTGGCATCTTTTCATGCTTACCCTTTATTTCTATATAACCCTTAAATTCTATTTGCCAATCATATAATTCTTTTTTTTCACTAACATCTTTTTTCTCTTCTTCTTCATATTCCATCATACAACAACCCTTACTTTCTCCTGTACCGGATTAAACTGAACCGAAGGAGTTCCTATCTCTGTAGGCGAATACCCTGCCTTTTCTGCATAACTTGTAGATCCTAATGTATATGTTTTTAAAAACGAGCCGCACATAAGACCTCTCCGGTCCCTTGAAATAAATTTCCCATATCGATTGAATCCCAATACCGTGCTAGGCGCAACCGGCTGGTCGTGTCCGTGTCCCACCATAACAACATCCACCGTATTCCAATCTGCCATGATATCTTTTATTCTATTTACCTTTCCCCCAGGCTTTCTACCGGCTATGTTGCTATGAGTGCCATATATATCAAAAGATATTTTCCAAGGATGCTTACTCTTTTCATTACTATTAACGAAACTCAGCCTGACTACTGCTGCATCATAAAGGAGTCTTACAGTAGGGTTTTTAATACTATTAACATTTACTTCTGCTGTTTTTGATTTACCCTTTATTCCAACCTTAATATCGTTAAGGTGTCTCCACATATCATAAAGACAGTCATAATGATAATTTGCCCTTACAGTTTCTTCATGATTACCCCTTAACAGCCCAACACATTTTTTTCGTATCGGATAAAATATCTCACATATAGTTTCAATCTGTTCCTGGCATATACGGTCAATACTTCCATTTCTATATTTTCTTGCTACCTGCCTGGGATCAAATCGCTTGTCCGAAAAATTTATCGCTTCTATATAGTCACCCATTCCCATCCAGAAATAAGTGGCGCTGTCTTTTATCTTATCTACAACCTTCTGTAAGGCATCTAAATCACAACCTGCATTACCCTCATGTATATCACCAAGTCCTATTAATGTAAACCACTCGTCAACGTGCCGATTACAAGGAATATTTATTTGGTTAAATTCCATAATATAGTATCAAATATAGTGGTCTTCCAAAATCTCTTTATCTGTTAGATTCTTGCCGATTTGAAGTACCAATTATATCCAACACTTTTATTTACAGACTATTCACGGCTACAAGAGCATCGTCCATATTAACATCTTTTAAAGATTCGGCTTTCTTCCCAAATCCATATCCACCATCTGCTCTTGAAATAATCCTGTCTCTTAACTCACCGACTTTTGATTTATTCCAATTATTAATTCTTGAATAATATCCCACAATTCTCGTAATGCCCTGTAAAACAATAGGCTTTCTTTCAACATTCAACACAATTAATATGTCGTTAAGAGGTTTTTCAATTACTTCTTCAACACTCACTTCAACGTAAGCGCCATCAACCCCTTCGCTCAAACTTGTATCACGGAGAACAAACTCACTATCTTCTATACTCGTACCCAACAAATCAAATCTTTCGGAAGCTGTTACAGCCTCCACAAACGCTCCTATCTTGTCCTCCACAACACAACTTTTCATTCAACCCTCCTTATGAGTTATAAATGTTTACTCAGCTATTAAATGCTTGTATATTTTACAAGCCCTATCCACCTCCTTTTCAAAACAATCAATACAAAGTGTGACTTTCTCACCCTTCACGGTTTTAACTGTGTGATATGTATATGATTCATTTTTATTTAACTGTTTTCCGCACCTGCATATTATCTTTATCAATCTCTTCTTTCCAGCTTTTCAGTATATTTCTCATTTGTAACCTGTTATGGAAAGCCTTATTATAACAATTTGCTTGAACTCGTATCCCCATCGCATTTAATATCTGATCTGCGATCTCCTTCTCATTTTTTATTTCTGCTTCAGGCATTTCATAGTGCCGGTTTAGTTATTTTTTATTATACACTTCGATTTCGGCTCATGGATTAGGCTGGTTAATTCATATAGCATTTTTCTGTAAAACTGAGTAAACTCTGAATAATCATCGTATATATCTACCCCAAACAACATCCAGCTCTGCGTTTTATCGCTGTATTCCTGCCCCAGTATTATATAAACTTCCTCAAAGCCCTTGATAACAAAGAGCAACATCTCTATTTTATGAACCACAAGCGCATTTTCAACTGGTCTGTTAATATAATGCACATAATTCTCAGTCTTAAAAGACTCTACCCAAGTGAGATCCACCCCTGTTTTTTTTATACACTCTGTATCAGTCTTGCCCTGAAATATCGGATCCTTTTTATAGGCGCTCTCTGACGCAACCACACCGCCACACCAAAAAATAGAAACAAGGATACAGGCACACAGCCTTTTCATCTTATAAATTCCCCACTCCTCCCTCCCCTAATCAAAGGAGTAGGGCGTGAACCTCGGTTCGTTGGTCTAGGATCACCTTTTCTATACCGGTTTTTACCCCGATGAATTTGTACATCTAAGGGGAGTCTTATTTCTTCTCAAATGGTTTTTGTATCAACTTCATTACGCCAGTACCGCCCAATATAGACATACGCCAGGCATCAGGTGTCCATGCCCCATCACTCAGCCATATTGCGACCTGCCATTCTGTTACTATACAAAGAGTTACAAGAAGCAGTACCATTCTGGTCATACTTAACTGACCGTTTTCATCTTGAAAAATACTCATTATATTCATAATTCTCCTCTTCAAAAGCATCTAGGGAATATCGTGGTGATACACGGTATTGCATACCACCACGAAAGCCTATGAAAAATCAAACCGTTAAAGCTATTGCAGTAACAATAACCACAATATTCCGAAGGAGAAGGCGTATACCCTCCCCAATATAAAACAATTCACAAGCAACACCACGCTATATAGTAGCAACTGGGAACGTGCCCTTCGAGGTCTGTCTCTCAAAGATAATTCCGGCTGTAACATTACCAGCAGTATATGTACCGCTGATGGTGTATTCAAGCCTTGAATACCTTTCCATCGCATCCGACACAAACTGAATGGTAAAGTTGTATCCCTGTACCAAAGTGGCAGTAACAATAGTTTGAGTAGAGCCAACGGTAGACAATGAGCTAAATGATGTATTATCATCAGTTTCAAGGTCAATAGTCACATTGGTTCCACCGGCAAACGTAGTCGTTACCTGAATCAGTATCAACATCGGATTACCTGGACCTCTATTGGCTACTCCCAAATCCAACACATTCGTTGAATCTGCAGTCGTGGTTAATGCCTGATCGTCTGAATATAAATTCTCTTTATCAAGAATCATAATTATTCTCCCTAAGTTCTAAGGATTAATACTAATAAAATAACCCTTATGATTCCCATAAGGTTGTCATAAGGTTAAAACTATGTTACCTGTGATTCTGTCTGGAGTAAACCGTCTACCCTCTTGATTGGTATGCCCTGGAAGTGCATCACACGGCTGTTACCACCAAAAGTGTCGTAAGTCAAGTTTACATTCGCTTTTGCAACTGCCTTCTTCGTCAATGCTGTATATACCACACGGTCACAGTACCAAACAAGTGTTCCACCACTAAGGTTCTGCATCTTGGCATGCATAGCGTCAATCATATCGTTGATAAGGTCTGCAGACGAATCTGAGCCACTACCAATAGTAAGCAGGGCGCTTACGTCAATATTTGCGATTCTTACAACGTGCCTCCAATCCCTAACCGAAAGACCGACTTTCCATAAGTAACGAGTCTGATAAACCACTCGCTTACCACCACTAGAGTCTGTTTCGGTCTGGACACCCATATCATCATGCTGTAAACCAGCAGTAGTGCCTTTTGGAAAGAATGCGTGTGTGTGGTTCTCAGACCATTTGATTAGCCACATTGAAGCATTGTCTGAACCGGAACCTCCGGCATCAATAATCTGCCCCCCATTACTAGCGGATGTGTCACCAAATCTAGGTGCAAGTCCCATGAATTCTTCCGGATCAGTATCCGTGTTGCCATAAAATAGAGTCTGGACAAATTCGTGATTCATAGCTTGGAAAAAAGCCATATCCTCAGAAAGTCTCAAACCAGCAACGTCACCCCCTAAATCACCCAAGTCTTTATCAAGAATTGAGAATGCTTCTAAGATACCTGCGGTATCGTCAACCTGTACGGTTGTTGATTTAGATGGTGTGGTGTAGCCATACAGCTTTCTCCATGTTGTCGATGGAAGACCACTACGCATTGTGGTTCTATGACCGGTCTGCGTGTTACCTTCAATAACAACCATGTCCTGCATGACTTCGTTTGTCTCTGCCAACAACTCGATTATCGTAGCGATTTTTTCGCCATTTGGATCGAGTCTTTTGACTTTATCTGCAATATTCAGATAAGTCGTTCCGACTGTTGCCATAACAAATCCTCCCCATACATACAAACAAAAAAATAAAATACTACTATACTTTATCCACACTCGGATAAAGCACATCCTTAGCGTCTTTCTCTGAGGTGTCTTTTCCTACTCCACCAACCCTGAAAGAATCTTCGCTTATTGATTTTCCTATTCTATAAAATGCCTTAACGATTGCTGGGTGATTGCCGTATCCTGTTTCATTGAGAATTTCACCAAGACCATCAACCTTTAACCCCTCCATGCCCTTCTTGGCAATAGCCAGATTCGCTGGAAGTTTATCTCCAGTATCGCCAATCATTTCTTTATCTGCTTTAACAGTATCAATCCAAGCTGACATTTGTGCCTGGTATGCCTCTGTCTGTTTGGTATATAATTTCGTCTGTAAATTTACCAATGCCTGTCCTCTTTCCTTGGCAGTCATATCTTTATCATTGGCAATAGTAAGGAATTCATTCTGAATATCTTGGTCTACAGTAACACCTTCAGGGAATTTAAGGTCTTCGACAGTAAGCATTTCTGTTTCAGCTTCTTTGCCTTCTTCCTTTTTTTCTTCCTTATCTTCTTTTTCTTCCCCTTTGTCTTCCTCAGCCTTAATTTCTTCTTCCGGCTTTTCAGGTTCCCCTTCTTCTCCTTCTTTAGCCTCGCTGTCCTCTCCCCTGGCTTCGTCTTTATTTTCCTCACTCGGATACAGAGCTTTCTTTGCAACTTCCGGATCTACTGTTTTATCTTCGGAACCTTCCTCAACACCTTTATCCTCAGCACCCTCTTCTTCCCCACCATCAGTAAGGGTTTCAAATTCTTCTTCACGAACCATTTTACTTTTCATCGTTTTCCTCCTGATATTTGTGTTCCGCAAACATCAACTCATGTTTTTTCGGACACACGGTTAAAATTTTATGTAACAATCTCAGCCCTGCTGACTGATTTCCGGCATTTCTGGCATGAATGTATGGATCAGAGTCGAACCCATCTCTATAAACCCCACATTCAGATAATATAACCCATACAAAATGCCTCCCACCTTTAGTATCCATTACCTCTAATACCGATGCGTTATCTTTAAGAGCTTCTGCCTTGAGCAACACATCCTGCTTTTTTATATTTTTATCTTCGCCTTCTATGCCTATATTATCTTTCATATTAAGCTGGCGTTACCCCTGCAAGCTGTTCAAGCATATTACCGGTGCCAACAGGTGCGTTTGCAAGGTCTTTGGCTGCCCCTGCTGCAGCGACACCCGACTCAAGAGCTATCTGACCTTGCTTCATCTGTTGCTTTATTTTCCTTATTTCAGCAACATCTTCATCAGATCTTATAATATTTGTAGGCACATCAAGTATTTCGCTGGCTTCATCTGTTGCCTGGTCGAAATCAAACTTATCAATAACGTCAGGATTAAACTGCGCCCATAACCCTATAAGACCACTTAATCGCTCCATATTGCTTATTGCTGCTACCTTCTGAGCCTTAGCAAGGGAAGATACATATTCTATCTTTAAGTCTTGGTCAGCAAGGTCTTCAGGTGGCTCCGGAAGAACACCTGCCTCTTGAGCGATGAAAAATACCCTGTCTATGAGAGGATTAAGGAAATCTTCATTGAGACTTTCCAGCACAGGTCCCAACATAAGAAGCCTTTCCTTGTCAATCTGGAACGCAACCTCAGCCTTCATATCCTGTGGTCTATTATTCGCCTGTATAGCAAGGAACATATTAACAAAAAAAGCGTCTTTTATACGCTCTTCTATCTGTAAATTATCCTGTATAATGTCTTGAAGGGGGATGCGGACATCATACATCGGTTTAATACCCTGAGAGCCACTAAAGCTACTGACAAATGTAACGCCACCAGGCACATTCATAATCCGTTGATTTTTGAGGTCAGCCGGTGCTTGTAATGGTGGATTAAGGTTTCTGTCAAGCCCTGCTGCCTTCCTGAATGTTCCTGCCTGTAACTGTTTAGCATCGCCAAGAGCTACTAGTCCTGGCTGGTCGGTACCGTATGGATCTGAAGCATTAACGGACCAACGAGAAACGACATAAGGAAATGTATCAAAGCCTGATACAGCCAAAAAGCCTTCGTCAGCCCTGCTGCCCTCCTCATAATAAACGCTTCTATATGTCTTATTTTCTGCATCAATCATATCCGGAATACGTTCATCATTCGGTTCAACGGCATGAATTACCTTAATTTTATCATCAGGTTTCGTATTAGCCTTTGTAATTGTTTCATGTGAAACATTTTCTTTGCCAAATTCTTCAATTAACTGAACAGGAGTTTTCCATATCCTTCTATAGAGAACATCAACAACCCCTCTTGAATTAGTGGCTATCCAGTATTCCCCAACCGTATATGTGTCAAACCGTACAATATCCTCAAAGTCAGCCTTAATAGACATGGGAGCCGTGCCAAACACTCCCAATTCATAATATGATACGGCAGCCATCGGATAAAAGTTTGACTTATTAAATATTTGATATAACCTTTCCTCAACTCCTCGTAAATATGCCCTTACATCATCACGCTCCATAAGACCACGATCTGACATAGCCAACCGGAACCAAGGACGAGAGGAGCTTGTTACCCCTGCCTTCATTCCAGCGCCAAATGTTCGGGCAGAGAGAGTGGGTATTCCATTGTATATTTTAAGATCCTTTCGCTTACCCCTATTCCCTTCATCTTCAAGAAAATTACCACGATTAGGAGCTATATAGTCTCTCAGGTCTTTTAAGGGACCTTCGTGTGGAATCCTGATATTTTTCATATCAGCAAGCCTTGTGTCAAATTTCTTTCTTAAATCTAAACGTGGCATAGCTTATCCTAATAAAGTTTTTTTAGTTGTATTGGCAGAATCACTTAAACCGGCATTACCGGTTAATAGGGTGCCACCCCTGCTTTCCCCTAAATTCTTTCTTTTTTTCCCTTCCTGTGTGGCATCAGCCACCGTAGGATCACCAACTCCAAGCCTTGCCCTTGCTCCCCTAGCAACCGAATTTTGTATAGGTGGAAGACGGTTTGCAGATGTCCCTGTAAATTTAAAATCACCTGAAAGGAACCCACGCCCTCCGTCAGTATGAGCGCCTGTATTCGTAAGAAACTCATTCTTAAATTCTGCTGCTTTGTCTGGATCACTTCTTCCCAACTGTTCAAATATAATAGATGCTGCCTCTGCACCCATTTTTGCATTTCCAAGAAATATTCCACCACCAACCTGCGGATTGCCAGTTAAGCCTTGTGATAGTTCTTTCCCTGTCCTAAAGTCTAAATCGAGGAATCCCCTTGGATTTCCCCTCGTAATAGGGTAATTAGTCTGCTGAACAAATCTTGTTGGTCCTAAATGAAAGGGTAATTGCCCTGAAATATCAGCAAGTAACTCTCCTTCGCTAATAGCAACATCAAACCTGCTTCTATTAAAACTATTCTTTGCTCCTGCGTCTGCAGCAAAGATACCAGCTCTTGCTCTACGATTTCTTCCACCCGACATATATCTATCCTAATAAAGTTTTCTTCTGAGTATTTGCTTCGACCTGAGCAAGCCCTTCCGGACCTGTAACAAGTGTGCCACCCCTTGTACCTGCAAATGCCCTCGCCTTATTTTCAACATCAGACTTAGCCTTCTTAACGCTTGCATCTGCCAGTTTAGGCTGTGATCGAGTGGCTGGTGTTGGTAGTGGCTCCGGTGGCGGTGGCGGTGGCGGTGATGCTGGTATTGATGGCGCTCCTCCCCCCATACACATAAAGAGTCTCCTTAAATATATATGCTATATTTAGTATACTTAAATATCTCCATACCCTATAGCGATATTTATTCGTAGTGTCAAGAAAAAAATGCGAATTATTTTCGTGGTTGTGTGAAATGATGCGAAATTATTTAGTTGCAGGTATGCTGAATGGATCAAATTTATCAACTACTTTACCCATGCCTCCTTGAATTTGTACCATTGTGGGAGCGATTTCAACGGAGAAGGTAAGTGCCAATGAAGTGCCAAA